GGCTGGTGTGTGTGGTTTTCCTGCTTTTAATTTAGCTAATAAAGTCGTGTTTTGTGAAGCTGTTCCAGAATAATTTTTAATACCATATTTAGCAGCAAGTTTTTTACGATTCGCAAAGCTGGAATCTAGTTTATTCATATTCATGTAATCAACTAATCCCAAGCTGCTATTACTTTGCGTATTTGGCTTAGCTGGAACATTTGCACTAGCCCCTTTACCAAAAGTATCTGTTCCATAGCCTTTATAATTAAATTGAAGGTGCGGATTGTCTACAAATCCAGACCAATCACCACCCCATTCAAGTCCAAGGGACTTCGCTTTTGCCACGAATTTTTTGCCTTTGTCTGAACGATAAGCACCCCAATCAACAGTTTTACCTTTCGCCATGACGAAATCTAGTGCCTGTCCTACCAGGTGATAAGAGCGCATTGTTTGAGACGCACCGCTCGCAACATTAGCGGATTGTTGCTCTTTTGTCCTAATCGTTTCGTAGATTAATACTTCAATGCCGTTGCTTTCAGACCAATCTAGCAACTTTCTCGCCGCCGCTTTTGTGTTATCCGCTAATTTATTTACATTTGCTAAACTTCTACTATAATAATAACTTGTCATTATACTTCATCCTCTACGTTTTTATTTTTATTCAATACTAAATCGCTATCGCTCGCGGTAGGAGTCGTTGGGTCATTTACTACACCTAACACACCTAATAACAGGAATACACTGTTAATCATATCTAGCGCTTCTTTGTTGATTGTGTCGGCAGGAATTGTTACGCCGAACCACCCAAGTACTTGCTGTACTAGTACCAGAATTAGCGGGATAACTGACACCCAGAACACTTTCGATTTCATTCTCACTTTCCAGTTAATTTTCATTATTTTTCCTCCTTCTCATTTTTCGCTATATACTTCCAAATTGCTTTATCCTCCCGCTTCAATAAAGCGATTTCTTTATCATGATCGTTTTGCTTCTCTCTTAAGCTGATGCGGTCTTTTTTGCTTTCTGACATTTCTTCTCTCAGACTATTTAATGTAATGTCAAGCGAATCAATCATGTTTCTCAAAGGTGCGACTAGCGCCCACCTAATCACAAAACCCACAATAGCGGCTATTAGGCTGATTAACGCTATTAACTCGCCTACGCTCATCCCTGCTATTGATATACTCCCCAGTGCCAATTTTCATCATCCCATCTGTTTTTGACATAAAAAAAGCCTATTCGGCTTCAATCTAAAATATAAAATAATTGATTTAACGCGAAATACGTAATACTTGTATCCGCAGGTATAAATCCCATCGCGTTACTAGATGATGCATGCACTCGGCCGCCGCTTGACTTGTTTGTCGGTGCATAAGCCATCGCTGTTTTTGTTGTTTGAACTTCAAAAGGAACAGACGCAAAAGCGTTATTTGTAGAGGTCCATGCGGTTGATTTTTGTACTTGTCCTCTGAAAAAGGCGATTCTAATACCGAAGATGCAAATAATTCTAAATTGAGGAGTATTCCCTTCCGCTGTTGAATATCCAGAGTTTAATATTAAATCTTGCCATGGTGTTGTATAAAACGAATCTGCATCAATAGAAAGCTTAATGTTTCCACTCTCATTAAACTGTAGAGATTTCCCGGTCAAAATAGAGCTTCCTAAACTACTCTCTCCATTTGCATCAATTAGTTTTTGAGCTACTTTATATCCTCCCAACGTGCTTGTGATGCTCTCTAAAACTGTTGAGCCGATACCTGTAGGCAAATAGGAAGTTGAATTGAACCCGTCATCGTTCATTTTCACAACACCTGTGTATAGGTTATCATCACTATCTTTGTAATTTATATTATGAATAAATTCAGTACCTGTGATACTTCCGCTTTTGACGTCTCCGAGTTCTGCCGTAATAGCTGAAAGTTTGCCTATCCTTAGAGCATTATAATCCAAGGGCAACTCTTCCCAACTTTCTCCATTGAAAGAGAAAACACCGATTATCGTTTTAGTGATTTCATCTATTTTAAACCAAGTATCTCCTTTTAGCGTTAGCGGATTACTTGGCTGTGTTTTATCAAAGACTGGTTTATGATTAGTACTTGATTCTACTAATGCGTTATTAGCAGTCGTTATCGCTTCATCTATTTTTTGACTAGTTTCCGGGTCAGCCTCTTTGATATTCAATGTTTGACTGACCCATTTTTCTCCATCCCATCTTCGTAGCACATTGGGTGAGGCACTACTATCCATCCACAATAAGTCGGTGGTTGGGTTTAACGGCGCTTCACCAGCTACTATTGCATCATTAATATCCGTTAGTGTTATTTCTGCAGCTGCTCTAATTGTCATCATCCATCATCCTTTCTTCGGGCATAACATAAATTCGGTTATATCTTTTACCTCCATCACCTTGCCCTAAATTTAATTGCATCATTCGCTTGCCATTTGCATCAAGAAATGGATACGCCCCTTCGCATTCGTTAGTTGAACCTTGTGCAGAATAGTATTTTTTTTGAAAAACATGATGATAAACTAAACTATTATTAATCATATCCCAACACCAAACTTGATTTTTATCAGTGCCTGTAAAACTCCCTCCGGCTGACAAATACGCATATGGAAACATTACATGCATTCCTTGCAACGTATATAAAGTAGTTGTAAATCCACAGTCTTTTGTCCTAAATGTATATAAAGGAGCTATTTTCCCGGCAAATAAATCAGACTTTTTAAAAACATTAATACTTAAATTGGAAACGCCTGGACTCATAACTACATAGTCGCTTGTTTTGTCGTATGTTACTCGGAAACCGTCAGGTGCTTCAAGTTTAAATGCCATCGACTCATCGTAAAACTGTTCTTTCAAAGGGACATATTTAAACATTGCTATCGCCTTCTCTGCCTGTGGCAATGGTGTTACATAATAAGACCAGATATGTGCTTCACCGGACGAAGTGTCCACACCAAACATTGTCCCATGTCCTCCACCGAGAACCCACATCATATCGACAAAAGTACCATCGAGTGTAGTTCTATAAATGTTATAAGATTGTTGCCCACCGACTTTACTTTTTTTACTTCCGTAATATTCTTGTGACCAGTAAATATAGCCATTTTGCACATCTATTTGCGCACATTGCATAACCGATAAATTCACTTCTACCCCCGCGGGAAATTCACGTGGCAGTTCTGCAAACAGGTAACCTTGCCCTTCATTAATCATAAGAATACTAGCTTCACTTCCTTGATTAACCGAGCATCTAATAGTTGCATTGATAAAAACGTCTTCTCCAGAGATATTAACAACATTACCTACGCCTATCTGTGCGTCTTCCCAGACTAAGTCGTGTGTACCGTCATTGTTTATCTTCTCCCAAATAAAATCACCACGCTCAATACTATTCGTTATGTTTGTTTTTCCATCATAAACTCTTGCAATAAGTTGTGTAGTGCCGACATTATTTTTAAAAGTAGAACCACTAGTGCTAAATAATTCTACTTTCCACGTCTTCGTTTCTTCTATTTGTTTTTTAGCTTCTTCAATTTGCGCTTGAAGTTCCCAAATAGCCAGCGGTGTGACGTTTTCCAATTCGATATAATCACCAAGTACAACCTTGTTTTTAGACGGATCACTAAAAGAAGTTGTCTTTTCTATGATTCTTGCAGATAAAGTTATATCCATATCCAAATCGACTACTCTCACTGTGTCTCCAAGTGTGACTTGGTGTGGCTCATACCCTAACATTTCTGCTAGTAATATCACGTCTACCTCATATGTGGATAAAGGATGATTAACTTTTTCAAGCTCTAGTAGCGCCCAATCTTTTAAAGCTTGCGCGTTTGTTATTGTATCTTTTGTTATGACCCCTTTTAAATATTCTCTGCCATCGTTATACAGCCAGTTCGCTTCATCATCATAAATATAATTTAAACCATTATTCACTGATTTAATTGTTAAACTGTCTTTACCAACCGGGATAAGAGCAGTGTACATCGTTTTATCAGTTGTAATTCGTTTAAGACCTTGAATGTCTCTTGCGTACTCAAATCGTTTCGCAGTATTGTTGCCTCGCTCTTCAACTAAATCAAATTTATAATTAATGATTTGACCGCCAAAGCTCTCCACGTAAGCATCAATTTCTGCTTTATATTCTGCAATAACTTGTTGTAATCCAGCTTGAGCCGTTATATTGTCTGCAAATTCAATAGTACGTATTTGTCCAACAAATTCTCTCTTACCAATTGACCATCCTGTCTGTTGCAAAATATATTCAAGCGCCATATCAGCTCTTATATCAGTCAGTAATTTATTTGATATAATAGTTGCATTTAAATCATAAATAAATGCATTTTCTGCTGTTGCTTTGATGTATCGTCCTTGCATATTTAACCCGTTTTCAGATTCATAAATACGAAATAATCGTAACTTAGCTTGTTCGTCTTCAAACAAAATATAATTACCTTCGTGAATATGTTCAGCCATTTCATGTTCTGCGGGGATGGTAACAGTGTATGTGTCATCAAAGTTTTCAAGCTTCTCATTTCTCTCATCATCCCAAAAAGGACACGAAAAAGGCATGTCATTAGATAACACGCCTACAGTTGTTCTTTGTCTATTTAGAATTGTTAACATTCTATACCTCTCCTAATATGTCGTCGGTCTGTATTCTATGGACCACTCCGCTCCTTCGCTGAAAGCCACTGGAGTTTGATAGCCACCAAAAAACGAAGGAAATGAACTTCCAATTGCTAAATTTTCCATGAACACTGAACCGTTTTTCATTATGATCCCAGCTTCACAATCAATCATAATCTCATCACCTTTATGGATAATAACCTCTGGATTATTTTTAACATCTGCTTCTGGATTAACTTTTTGTACAACCAAGTCGCAAAAAACAACATCATTGTCTTTGTAAGTTTGATTATTAAAATCTTCTGGAATATCCATTTTGGCCATGTAAATTCCGATGCCTGCTAACTTAGTAGCAAATTTGTTATTTGAGTCTTTCCATTTGTAGGTTCGTTTCCAAGCTTGACTACCTTTATCGTTCAATTTAACTATTTCCGCAATAAACAACTGTCCACGCTTTTCAATAGATAGATTAAAGTACGCATCTGAAAATTCATTATAGTTATTTCCGACTTCATACGTTGTGTTTATTGTTTTCCAAACTTGCTTAGTCTTTGTTTTACCTTTTTCTGTATACTTCACTGTTTGTTGTACTTTTTTTGAATAAACCACTTTCGTATTCTTTTTCTTAACTACTTTCCCCTCAGTTGCAGCAAAAAGGTATCTATCTTTCGTTGTTCTCCCAATCTCTAGTCCCAAATTCATAGCTCTCCCATTTTGGGCATCTTTAATCATAAATTTACCAATGCGTTTGCTATCTTTGTCTAACAAATACAATTCTATTTTTGTTCTAGCGCGTGGGTATTTTTGAGTAATATTTGCCAATCGAGCGGTGACTTTCCAATTGTCTAATTCTGACGTCAACATTCGTTTCATTACAGGACCTCTCCATGATTTGTAAGGCGCGGTTTCTGTTTTTTCACCATAGGAATTTACACGAATGGTGTTTATAGTTTGTTTAAATGAACTTGTTTTCGCAGGCTTACCATTTTCTAGCTCCCAAGTAATATTACTTTGCCCAATACCATCCCACAAAGTCATGTCATTTGCTCTATCGGACAACACGTTCTCATACATTTTCACAGCTGTTTGTCCTGTATCGGGGTCAATATCAGCCCCTAGAAATATATAATCATCATCTGTTGCAAATGATAGACTAGTTAAATCGTCGGTTGCTATCGCATGAATAATTGGACTTGTTGATTGTGAACCCGCCACTTCGATTATAGCCGGGCTTTCTGGTAAACTAATTTCTTGTTGTTCTCCATATCCACGAGGATCACTACATATAAATGTAATGGTTGTTGTATAATTATCTGTCTGTAATTCTGTTAACTCTGCCATTTGGGCAAAATGACCGTAATAAATCCATTCCGGTTCATCATCAAAGATTATTTCGCTTTCAAAACTATTAGTTTGGATGATTAAGTTATTAAGATCGTGTGCTATTTCTACTCGTTCAGTTTCCGATTTCCCCATAAGCGTAATATTAATGTCAAAGCTTCTAGTACCAACGGAATTACCAAAAAAGTACCCACCGATTTTGGCAGGTACTTCTTGGATATTCTCAGTGATATTGATTGCATTTCTTTTGATACTATTAACAACTGCTGGAATGTCATTGCTATGAATTCCGGCGTACGTAAATCCTATTTTAGTCACGTTTTCTAACCCCCTGAACTCGGTCTTTTCTACTTATACGATTGTTCTGCATTTTTGTAATTGCAGGTTCCACTAAACTTCCGACCTTATTTGTGTCCATGTATACGTCACTATTTTTTTGAAGTAGTTGCATTAAAATCTGATTCTGCTGTTGAAGCAATAAAATCATGTCAGAATTGTCAGGACTATTGACAACAACACTTCCTCCATCGTTCATTCCAATGATTTCTTTTGTTTTTTTGATTAATTGAACTGCTCGATTTTTCCGAGTAAGCGGTATGACTACTTCTGGCTTATTGCTCTCAGCAACTTCTATCATTTCATTTTTGTTTACAAAACCACCATTAGCAAATCTACGATGTCCTCGTGGTCCCCAACCTCGTTTACCATAAGGTAAATCGTTTCTCCATGACGAGTTGTTGAAGAATGCCAGTAACTGGTCATAACCAGAAAATATATTGTTATGCCCTTTCATTCTATATGCATTGAATGTCTGTGGGATATATTGAAGCAATCCTTTGGCTGGATTACCTGATAATGTATTAACATCCACAACAGCAGATGACTGAGTAATCTTTTCATTACCGCCAGATTCACGATGAATTTGAGCAATAATGCCTTTTAATTCTCCTCCAGATAAATCCACTTTCATTGCAAGAGCAGCCTTTTTAATAACACTAGACCAAGCAGATGCTCCTTTCCCAGCCGGTCCTGCCACTGGTGCCGTTTCTTTAAATCCAGATAGCATTTTTTCCAGAGGTGAACCGATACTATTTTTCAAATAGCTCATTACATCAGAACCTAAATTACCATCGTTACCCATTTTAACGCCAACAGACAAGCCACCAAAAAGTTTATTTAAATTTTTGATAGGATGCGCTGCCCAGTCAAAAGCTTTTTTAGAAAAATCAACTACTTTTCCAGCTACAGCTTTTGTCCCATTCCAAGCATCACTTAAGAAATCATTGATTGTTGAATTGCCACTTGCAAATCCAGGTAATGTTTTACCAAGTCCACCTTGCATGACTTTTTTCGAATCTGCATGGTTCAAAATTTTTGTGCCTGGCGCAACATGCGTTATCTCTGCACCATTTGCACCTAAAATCTGAGCTTGTGCTTTGCGTTTATTATATGCAATCTCAAATCCTTCTTCACCAGCCATAATTTTTCCGGACGCATTATTAGAACCCTTGTAATCCATCGCTAACTGACTGCCGTACGAAGTTCTTTTACTAGTATTTATTTTTTTTGTGTCATCATTATAACCTTTTGGTTTCCATTCGGGTATCGTAGGTAAACTAAAAAACTTTAATACTTTATTTACTCCACCGGTGACAGAGTTAATCACACCTGCTAAACTGACTTTAAAATTATCCCATTTTGATAACGAGTCCCCAGTTTCCCAATCAACTTGTTTCAGATGTCCAGAAGCTTGTGATTGAGCTTGACTGACTACTTGTTCGTGCATTTCAGTTGCCGCTTTTACGGTTTTATTTTTTTGACTCTTAGCTTTTTTTACAATATCATCATGTTGCTTTTTCGTAATATTTCCGTTCACATAGTATTCTTCATCAGCAGCAGCAACAACTTTTTTATATTTACTATTCGCTTCTTTTACAGCTCCGTCTTTAGCACGTTTAGATTCTTTTACGACTTTTGAAGCTTGCTCTGTACTTAATTTCCCACTACTGTCTTTCAGTTTTCCTAATATTAATTTTTGTTCTTTTGCTGACTTACTCAATGAACTAACCACAGCAGTTTCTTGTTTTTTAGATATTGTTTGAATTTGATTACTATACATTTGATTACTAGTTTTGCGTTGGTTTGCAGCATTACGTTTGATAGTTGTAATTTTTTGCTCCTCTGAGGCGGTTAATACTCTACCTTCCTTTGCAGCCTTGTCGTTAATCGCTTTTATGTCCGCTTTCTCTTTCTTTGTTATATCAGCATTTTTAGTAGCCATATCTTTGTTTAGCTTTTGAATTTGTTCATTGTTTTTCTTTACTTCATCTAATTTGTTATCTTGATTTCTTTTTTGTTCTAATTGAATTTGAATCATTTCATGCTCTGCTAATAATCCATTTTTTGACAAAGTATTTAAATTCTTATCAGAACTTTTTTTGGTTTTCTCAAAAGATTTTTCTACAAGAGCAACCATCCCATTATAATTTTTACTAATTTTAGCTGATGTTGATTTAGTGATTACATCCCCGGACATTTCCAAATACTTTAATTCAGAGATTGCATTTTGAGACATAGTTTTATAAGAATTTACATTTTTTGCTGTATCTTTACTAATACCTTTTCCGGAAATATCCGTTTTCAAAGGATTAGCAAACACATCTTTTATAGCTGCATACCCCGCTTTTGCCATTTTAATTTGATCGTTAATTTGATTAACTGGATTCAATAGAATAGGATGTTCTTTTGCTGAGAATGAAAGTGCCTCCCAAATTAAATCAAATTTAGCTTTATATTCAGGTATTTCCTTCTGTATTTTTTTACCAAACGCCTGTCCAAATTTAGTTCCAGCAATACCTCCAATTGCCGCACCTACAGCTGTTCCAATTCCTGGAGCAATTGCTGTTCCTATAGCGGCTCCTGCTGCCCCGCCAGCTAAGCTCCCACCTGCGCTACCAGCTTTATCGCCAGCGTTTTTCTTGTTAATACCAATAAGTTGTGTTGCAGATAATGCAATTCCTAGACCAGGTAATGCCTTTCCAACGCCTTTCAAACCAGCCCCAATTTTTCCGAATTTGCTATAACTCGCAATATCACCTGTCATGTCAGCTGTAGATAGTACTTTTGCACCTTTGCTTCCTTTAAAAAGTGAGCCAGCTTTACCTAAGAAACCTTTACTTTTTCCTCCAGTGACTGGTAAAGCGTTTCCAGCAATTTGCGTAGTAGCAGCATTAGTTCCGGCAGCAACCGAGTTTTCTGCTAACGCGGCTGTTAGTTTCTTCACGGGCGAGATAGCTGCAGCTGCTCCTTTTGCAATAAATCCAAATGCTAGTCCAGCCACCGGAATCGCTACCGCAACTACACCTGCTGTGGAGATAACTGTTTTAGTACTATCATTCAATCCATTAAACCAATCGGCTGCTTGTTGAATATACTTTCCTAGACTACGTAATACCGGTGTCAATGATGTTCCTATGCTTATTGCAAATGTTTCAATTGCACCAGAAATTTCTTCAATAGTACCTTTCAAATTATCCATTTTCATTTTAGCTACATCGTCTGCAGTTACTTTTCCCATTTCAGTGCGCATTTTCTTTATTCCATCCGCGCCTTCACGATAAGCAATATTCCCAGCACGAACTGCATCGGAGCCAAACATAGCACCTAGCGCCGCACTACGCTGTTCGGAGTTCAAATCTTTTAGACTACTTTGCAATAGACCAGATATTTCTTCTGCTGATTTTAATTCCCCGTTTGTATCGTAAAACGCGGAGTGGACTGCGCCAGTGGAAACGGTCAATTCTTCAAATTCTTTGTTCACTTTAGAAGCACTTGCCTTTGGACCTGCCAAACTTTTAGCTAAATCTTGAATTTGTCCCATTAATTTATCTGTATCATTCGAGAGTGGTTTAACACCATTTTCTTGCAATACTTTCATAGCAGTTTCATTGTCCACAATGCTTAACCCAAGAGCATCAAATTGTTGCCATGCCGCTTTTGTTGTAGGATGCAACCTTTGTAGCATCGTTTTTAGAGAGGTACCTGCATCAGAACCTTTTAAACCATTCTGCGCAAATACTGCTAACATTGTTGATGTATCGTCAAATGAGAGACCAACACCACTGGCAACAGCAGAAACTTGTTGTAAAGACATCTTCATTTCTTCTACACCTGTGGCAGAAGCATTTGCTGCACCAGCTAGAATGTTTGCCGCATCCGCCACGCTTAAATTATCATCCTTGAACGCATTTAAAACTGTAGCTGCAATTTCTGCCGCTGAAGCTAAATCTAACTCACCCGCTGTTGCTAATGAAAGCGCTCCAGACAATCCACCGTTTATAACATCTTTAACTGAAAGACCTGCCTTTAAAAGCTCTTCTTGTGCCTGTGCGGCTTCTAATGCGGAGTATTTCGTATCCGCACCTTGTTGAATAGCAAGTTCTCTTAAAGCATCTTTATATTCATTTACCTCACTAGGAGACATGACAGATAAAGTATTCGACATTTGTTGCTCAAAGTCTGCCGCTTTTTTTGTTGCGAAACCTAAACCAAGCGCAACTGGAGCCATGTACAAACTGCCTTTTTTACCGAAAGCGACAAGTTTATCTCCTGTCTCATTTAACTTTTTTTGATACTTGTCTAAATCTTGAGTCACTGCTCCCCACGGTGAGCTTTTAACAGCTTGCTCTCTCTTGAATTTCTTATAAGATTCTGTGGTAGTATCAATCTTCCTTTGCAAATTATTGTAATTTGCAACTTCATTATTTACTGCTTTTTCCCCTGCTGCTAAAGCTTTTGGCATTTGTTGTAATTCTTTGTTAAGTTTGTTGTATGCTTTTTGATTTGAATTGACTTCTTTTTCTGCTTCTTTTAATTCTTTTTCAGTTGCATTACCAGATTTAGAGAGCTGTTCAAAACGTTTTTTTGACTCAGTTAACGTTTTATTAGACTCTTTCAACTCTCCATTTAAAGAAGCATTTCGCTTTTCTAAATCTTTAAAATCAGACTTAGTTTGAGAAACCATTTTGCTCTGAACAGATAACTTTTTATTAAGACCATCTAGCTCTGTTTCATATCTAGATAAAGTTTTTTCTCCCTTTCCAAATGCCGAAAGATTCGCTTTCATTTCGCTATTCACAGAGCCGAGGGTCCGCTTCAACCCTTTCATTCCCTCATCTACTTTGGCAGCATCTAAGTCTAGATTAATTGTAAATCCTTGAAGTTTATTCATTATTTACCTCCTTCCTAATTGACATCTTGGTATTGTGATACAAAGTCAACAAGTGAAACTTTGTTGTTTTCTGATTTTGCTTCTTCTTTTTCGATTATCAGACGACATAACTTTTTGTATTCTTGATCGTCTGTTTCTCGAATTGTCCAGCCATACTCTTTCATGCAGTAACGCCTAATTGCATCGAGATCGGACAAAAACTCGGTAAGCGTTATTACTTTGCTTCCTCATCTCCACTGTCTTCATCCTCGTACTCTTCTGGTGAAATCTCCCGAAAGACAGACACCAATGTATCGTTTAATTTCTTCGAAGGAATATTTTTTTTAAGAAAATCTATTGTAATGTTTTCATCATCAAATAATTTCACAATAAATTTTAATTGCATTTCCAAAATTGTCGTTTTCTTTGGATCATCAGAAGTATTGATGTATTCTCTAATTTTTTCTTGTAGTTTCCAATATTCTTCTAATTCAATTACAGATGTATCTTCTCTCTCATATAGCTCTTTCTTTTTTTCTTTTTTATTAAATATTTCTAGTTTAATCACTATTTTCTCCACCTTTTTTATGATTTTGGTCAACAAAAAAGAGTAGGATTTCACCTACTCTTAAAATTTTTTATCCTTCCGGTACTACTGGTGTTTCAACAAAACCAGGAAAAGCCATGCTGTAAATTTTATCTCGGAATTCTTCGCCCACAGCCATCGCGAAAACGTCCCCAGCATCATTATAAACAAATTCACCAGTGAGACTAGTTGCTTCAGGTTCCTTTGGTTTGTCCTCAGATGTGTTTAATTTAACGTCATCTTGTCCATATTTTCCTTTTAATAAAGCAAAGAACACCGGCTCCCCTCGCAACGTTTCACTTTCCATCACGCATGACGCATATGGTGGAGCAGTGTTTTTCCCTACAGTTACAATACCATCTGCATTCTTTTGACGACCTAATAACTTCTGTCCTAATTCAAATGGAAGTTCCATGATACCGATTGTTTGCTTAACATCGCCAGAACCTTTTTTGGAAATGTAGTATGGACCGTTCGAAGCGAAAACTTTAATAGCTTCAGCATCAAGACCAGAAATATCAGCTTCAACCGTACCACCTTTTTTATTCTTACCATTTACTTCTACTTTTTCTGTTACCTTTTCGTCTTTTTCATCATAAATTCCAAAAGTTGCTTTTTCAAATCCGATTGTTGTAATCATTTATTTCACTCCTATTATTTTTATTGATATAGCTTGTATGGCAATCCACTGTATTTTCGTGCATCTACAAACCGCCCTGTTTCTGGGAAATATTCATCTAATCCACCAGCGAGTTGCCCAAAACCTATTCGTTTCATTTCTTTTCTAACTTCTTCTTGTATTTGTTTAGCTGTCAATCTATTGTCAGATTGTACATCGATTTGTACTAAAAAATCTTCCATCCTGGATTCATTACTGGAAAAATTAGTTGGTATTGGAACATCTAAAGGTATTATTAACAAGAAGGTTTTTGTAGAATCACCTGTGCCTGGAAAATCATAATATTTAATTCTCTCTTCGCAAGTAGTGTGAATGATATCGTTTTTACTTAATGTTGTATATATGACATTCAAAATATCAATCATAATTTATCACCTATTTTCTTCTGTACAATTGCCCTATAAGCTCTTTCAGATATTCTTAGTGACCTGGCAACACTACCTGTTCCTGCTGGTGTGATTTTTTTACCATTCCTTGTATAACCATATTCGTTGAGATGAATTATTTTGTACCTGTCTTTAGGACCTTTCCAGTCAATCTTTATACTTCTTACCCCTTTGTCATACGAAGGTTTTTCTATATTGATTTCATCAATAGATGCGCCTGTATCTTTAAATTGAACAAATTCACTTTTAAGTGTTTTTGCTACAAGAGTAGCACCTGCAATTAAAGCAGGGTCTACTAATTGCGGCAAGTTTTCTCGTCCAAATAAACTGACTAACTGTCTTTCCAACTCTTCTACTCCAGTAACTTCTACACTCATGTTTGAACCCCCAGAAGTATATTTACAAAGCGATTATTTTGCAAGTCTGGGCTAACATCAATCACATTAAATCTTTTACCCAAATAACGATAATCTAATATTTCTACATAATGTTTGTTACTAACTGTATACTCACCTTTAGTGTCTCGAATATTAATTGTGACAGCTTCTTTTGTTCCCGTGCCATGTAAAATTTCTAAGTCCTTCATGGATGGTTTATAAACTTCTGCAAAACATTCAAAAAGGGTAATCTTTTCTATTTCACCTGGTTCAGGACCACTTGCCGGCTGATATTCAAAAAAAACAACCGGAGTACGTAAATCCCCGCTCTGAACTTTTTGAGGTTTAAACTGAAACTTCATCAGATTCACCACTTTCAGCTACATAGAGAGAGAAACCTAAGCTAGTTATTTGTGATTGAAAGTTTTCATTGAAGAATTCTATCGAATCATTATACGCGTATCTAGTACGATCAATGACCAATTCTCTTGCCCTAACATGTTCATCTACATTAAACAGCCCGCATTTTTCTTGTAAATCAGCAATAGAAAAAGATAGCAACTCTTTTAAATTGCTATCTTCGCTATTGTGAGAAATATGCATACGCTCTTTAAATTTTTTAAGAAGGTCATCTGATACTTCCATGCACAGCACCTACTTTTTTTTATCTTTTTTTGGTTCATCCAATCGCTTTAAAAAAGAAGTTCCCAAATTATCAGAGACTTCATCTGCACGTTTCACAGTCAATTCAATTTCTGTTCCTTTTTCATAGACTTCTCTGGTTTCTTTATCCTTAAATTTCTTTAACACTTTGAACTTAGCCATTTACAATCACCCTTCCGGAGTTTGTTCTGCTGGATTAATATTTAGTGTCCACACAGCAGCAGCTTTATCATCTTTTGCTTTACCATATGCAAATTGTTTTGCAGCATATAGGTTGAGATCTTCAATGGCAAGCGTTTGATCGTAAGTACCAATGTCCAATGGTCCGCCAATCAGTGCATCGTAACGTTCTGCCACATAAGAAATGGCTTTCTTTTCTGGAACGAACAACGATTCGATAATGTTCAAATTGAATGGAAGTGCCGTAACATATACACCATTCGCATTTAAGCTTGTGTATTGTTTCTTAACATCCCATGCGTCTGTCGGATTGACTAGTAACGTAACTTTACCTGCAACATTTAATGGATGTCCGTTTTCTTTAACAGAGTGGTATTTATACACATCTGTCAATTCATTCACAGTTGTTTTTGGATTAGCAAACGTTAGTGTACCAGTAGCTGCTTTTTCAGCATATACGCCATCTACTACCGTACTACCTTTCCCAACTTTACGATTCAAGCCGATGGGTTTGTCATTACCGTCCCCAACAATATACGCACTTTCGAGTGCAACAGCAAACGCTTCTTCAATTTGAGTAACAACAAAGCGTTTAACCCATGCTGGACCGAATTTTTCAAGATCCTTAGGAACCACTACAAAAGCAGTTAGCTTGTTTTGAATAGATTCTTCATCGCTGAACGTAGCGTCTAATTGACCTTTGATTTCGCCGAAGATTTTACCCCAAACCGCTACCCCGCTAGTTTCGGATTTTAAGAACTTAGTACGCAAACCAGTCGTGCGCATTCCAATAGATGCAAGGAAAGGATGCTCAGTTGTTAAATCTTCAAAGATTTCATCAACGACTGTTTGTGGTAGCAATGTTTCTTCTTTATATCCAACCTCTTTATTAATATCATTGAAGAATTTAATTTCTTCATTCGTGATATTTTTGTCTGTTCGGCTAGCTGAAATATATGCGTCCGCTTCTTGTCGTGCTTCTTTCTTAGCTTGATCCATGATGTCGGCAGCCATTGCATCTACCATTTCCACATATGCTTCGTTTTGAATTTCCTGCGTTTCTTCATTCTTCACAGCATTAACAAAAGCTGTGCGTTTTTCCTCGTAATTTGCGAGGTTGTTTTTTAATTTGATAGTCATAATTTATTTCCTCCTATTTTTGGGTATTAAAAAAGAAACCGTTTGAAAGGATTTTTATTTTCCTTTCGTGGTTTCTCTTCTTTAGTATTTGTTTGTTCTAATTGGTTTATTACTTTTCCTACAATTGCATCGATATCTAACTGCGGTGGTTTAATATTATTTATGATTTTCTCGATTGCATCCTGTGGTATTACCGGTGAGAGACTGGCAACTAATTGCGGTGCTTTCTCATTAGAAAACATTACTTCGTCGGCAAAACCGGCTTCTACTGCCTGTTGTGCGTTAAACCATGTAGTTTCACCCATTAGATTTAATAATTCATCCATGTTCTTTCCAGTCTTGTCCATATATGCGTTTGCCACAGATACATTGAAGCCTTTCGAAACTTTAGCTTCATGTTCAAGATCTCGATAATCTCCAAACACTCCGGAAGCAACATTGTGCACCATGATCTGGGCTGTAGGACTAATTTCCACTTTATCTCCCGCCATAGCAATGACCGAAGCCGCACTAGCAGCAATGCCTACAACTTGCACATTTACAGTGCCATTATAGCCCTTCAATGTAGTATAAATTTCACTACCAGCATACACATCGCCTCCGCCAGAATTGATAATTACATCAACCGGCTCATTGTTTTCAGGTAAAATGATATCGCGTGGGCTAGTGCTTTCCATATCAAGCATATCGTAAATCCATTTTTGATTGCTCGATATGATTGTTCCTTTGACCTCTAATTTCATCCATTCTCACCTCCTTCATCTGCTGACTGATAGTTTTTAGTAATTAAATATTTATCTAATTCCGGATTATCTACTCGTTCAGCGCCCAATAATTCTCGAACTTCATTACGATTAAATGAACCAGAGGCAACCAACTTATCTACAGCTTCTGCATTTTCTATAATGTCTTTTTTGTGTATGATTTTGATATGTTCACCCGCTAAAAACTCGTTGGAAGTAAATAATTTAGCGTTTAATTCATCTTCTAGCTTTTTAGTGAGAGGATCAATACAATATTCCATATATGCTTTCATGTTATTACTTAAATCTGCCATATCCCCATGCAGTAGAGCCGAGGGAATACCAAGAATACTTGCCACATAGTCAATCATTTCTTTTCGAAGTTTCTTGATCTCATCGAAATTCTGGCTGCTATTCACACTAGACGTTCCAAATTCCTCATAATTGAAGCCTTCCAATTGAGGAACAATGGCAATTTCATTGTTATTAAATGCAGCATACAGTTTGTCGATGTAAGTCTGTAATTTTTTTTGTTTTTCATCGTCCGCAATGCCTGCCATTTTGAAGTTAACAGCCCCGCGGATTTGGAAGTTACGCATTTGTGCTCGAATCATGCGACCAAATAACTCACCGTAATCCTCAAACATGCCATCCGTAAATGCAGCTAGTCGCTCATTTCCATATTCCAGAAAAATCACATCATCCATACTAAAATTACGATTATAACGATAATCTTTCACCGTAACCCCTTCAAAAACATCCGGATAAAGCGCGAACTCTTTTCTAACATAACTATCAGCAATTAAAAAATCGTCCGTATCTGAAAGGACGATTAAGCACTCGTTATCATAGATTAATTTATAGATCACTTTTTCCCAGAAAGAACTCGAACTCATATCTGTATTTGGACGAACATTTAATTTATAATACAATCCGTCTCGTACACTGCTTTCTCCACTTTTCAATCTAAAATCAGATTTGGCGATCGTTCGTGCTATATGTTTTACACACGTATTTAAAGCCATTTTCTTCAAATAAACCTTTGTTGTTTTATCTTCTAAAAACTCTAAATCCCACATCCACTCAATTTCTTTGTTCCGTTTAAATATCTCCGAAAGAAATCCCAATATATCACCTCCTAAAACGTAATGGCATTAAGCATATTTAAAACTTCATCTACATCAAGGTCTTCTATTTCATCCGCACGCCATAGAGCATGGACAAATGCTTGAAATCCATCTGTTTTACGCCTATGCTCGTCTTTTTTCAGGTATTCTTTATTACCATCTGGTTTGATTTTCACTGCAACATTATTTGTATACCAACGCATTAACGGATTATCTCCAAACACAATGCGATGATTTGCGAATAAAGTTTCAATTCGCGGAGCTAGCAAACTATGAGCTGCACGTGGATTTCTAATAATCTCCAGTTCGAATCCTTCTGCTTCAAACAGCGGGCGCATAAGATCCATTCGGAAGTTATCCCCAATGACCTTTTGAATACCGTAATTTTCCCGCATTTCAACAAACCAATTGACCACATGACGAGGGTCGATTGTAGGTTCATCTACAATGGTCAGTAATCCCTGCTTTTCCCATTCTTTGATGGGCGGTTTAAGGTTTGCGATATCCAAATATCCTTTTCTAGCAAATGAATGTGATTTCCAAATATAATCATCGCCCACACGGAACAGCAATCCAACAGCCGCGAAGTCCTTAACGCTTGCATAGTCAAATGCACCAATACAAGCTCGGTTTTGGAGTTCTGGCATTTCTCGGTTAGTTGCGAGAATATCTTCCCACGGTGCTACTACCTTTTCCAAGTCTACTTCTGGAAGGTTCATTCGTTTAGTCATGAATGCTTCTCTACCGCTTGGATTATTCGTTAATGCCTCATATTGTTTTCTAACTTTATTTAGTAAGCGTTTAGAACGAGGACTTAATGGCTTTTCAAAAGCAGGATTTGCTTTTTCCCACATAGCTTCATTCTTGACTTCCTCTGGATTATCTAGTTTACAAATAAAAGGAAACATGCGATCGTTAAGATTTTCGCCACTTAAAATTGCTTTACTACGTTCTTCCAACTTGTCATAAAATCCCGCTCTCACAAATCCATTAGTACCAATAAAAAATTCTCTGGGATTCGCGACTTTGCCAAGCCCTCCAGAGAATACATCAATTATTTGCCTATCTTCATATTCATGCGTTTCATCATAAATAACACAGCCTTCACGACCACCATCTTTAGTTTTTGCATTTGACGTTTGAAATTTAAAAACACTGTTGGTTCCTTTTCCAATAATCTGTGCTTTCCACGCGTCAAAGCTACCTTCCAATTTTGGATTACCGTCTATTGTATTAAATACTTCTTTAAAACTAACTTTCGCTTGATCTTCGGAATTGGCTACTACAGAGACATCATAATTATTGATTCCGTGCAAAGGGCTTATAAAATAATTAGATAATGTACTAATAAAGCCGTTTTTTCCGCCCCCACGACCAAGTGTTATAAAGAACTCTTCATAAAAAAGTTCATTGTCTTCTTTAAAATAAAGAAAAATAAACGGCGCAATAAATTTTTCCCAATTGTCCAAAGGAAAATACCATTTTTCACTAAAAGCAATATAATTTTCTATCTGTGTCTCATCAAAATATATATCATCTCTACTAAGAACATGTTCTTGCAAGTAATTTATTAGATCGATTCGCTCTTTATTGAGTAGTATTTTTCCACTTTTATACGACTGTATATAGTTATCAACGTGTTTATTTGATATCATATCAAGTCACTACCATCTTGATTATCATTTTCGCCTTTGAATATAAAAGACCGTTCAATAGATAATAATGAAGTGTTGATTCGATTTTTTTCTTGTATTGCTGGATTAGTTTTCGTGAATTTTTGCGAGCCGTTTTCGGTAACAACAACAGCACCATCAATTTCAATACTGTTGTCTAACTCGTAATATATACGTATTAAATTAATATAACGATTAACTTTTTCAAGTTCTTTCTGACTAGTAGTATCAATATTTGATAACAATTCTTTTTCCAATTTCTTTATGTTATATTCCACTTTTAACCCTCCCTCCTTCATGAGACTTTTTAATATTTCTGCGGAGAAGACCCCCACACCGTTCCCCAGAGCCAAATTAAAGCGCAAACCTTTGACCCGGGGGGTCTCACCATCGTTCATCGTTCACCCATTTATTAATTTTCCTTCTAAATTGAAAGCGATTATGTTTTTTGTTATGACACTTTACACACAGAGTAGTGAGATTATCTATATCAAGCGCTAGTTCAGGATGATGTTCTAAATCCTTGATATGGTCCACATCGAGTCTTTTATGCTTGTCTGGGTCATGATAATCAGTAAACACCTTGCCTTGCCTCTTACACTCTTGACATTCATAGTTATCACGCTTTAATACTTCTTTACGTATGCTTACCCATGCCTTTGACTTATAGAATGTATGACGTTCTGCTTGTGTTAGCATTAGTATCTAGTCTCTTCACTATTCATTTCTGCAATCTTAGCCAGATTACTTTCAGTAGATAATGAATCTCCAACATTTATACATAGTCTTGAACCTTCATTATCTACATCAATATATACAATGTCTAAGTTTAATCTTTCGGTTGGTTTAGTTTCAAGGTATGAATCTGTTACCCATAACAACCTAAGTGATTCTAAGCCTTGATGTGGCAATTGTCCGTAGTCATCACCTTCATACTCTATAACAGGAACATCACCTTTGTTTGGTATACGAATGCTTAAATAGTCTTGTCTATTATTTGTAGAGCCGCTTGCCAATGATTTCATCACTATCACCTCTATCATTTAAAAAGCCCAGCACGCAACGTACTGGACTTCATTGTTCTATGTATCCGTAGTTATAAAACCAGTTGACTTCTACGGTGACGAACGTCTTCGTCTTGTCTTTTGTTTCCTCATTAACTTGCTACTACCCGTAGGCTGAGGTATCACTATACTGCGTACAGCAATGGACTGGATATTATAAAGCCTTCCCAACAGAACGTATCTGCTATTAAATAGAGAGAAGGCATTGTCATTAATATACTCGGCAAGGATTTGCACCTTGCAGTTGGTTGTAATCAGCCCTTTGATATACCAGATCATGCAGGCTTAACGTCTACCTATTCCGTCACGAGTATTGAGATTGAACAAGAAGGTGTCTCTTGTTGGGACCAGTGAAGTTGGAATGAGATGCGTCTCCCATTAAGACCAACGATCAGATACAAAGCCTCTGTCCGGCAATATAGCAACCTCCTGCTATATCATCATGTGATTATAGATGCTCAGTTCCGTCTAACAGTTCATGTTCCATTGCTTCGATTTCATTATCTGAAGCAACACCTTTAATCGCTGATATGTGAGACATCTTATTTGTTCTTGAGTAATAAGACGGAATGAACCCATTATGTTTGTTTCTTAGTTCTTGACGTTCTTTATATAATGCTTTAATAGAAGGAACAAGACGTCTAATATTTTGTTCAATAAATCTAGTTGGTATTCTAATAATTTCCCAACCGTGTTCAGATTTATTCAAAGTATTAAGGATAAACACATCTCGTTCTGAATCTTTACCAATCCTAAAACGATGGTGCCCTCCATCAATCTCTAATACAACCTTCATGTCTGGCAAAATAAAATCTACTCGTTTGCGCCCTATTCTTTGTTGTGTTTTTACTTTAATCTGACTTCTTAACAATTCGATACAAGCCATTACTTCATGGGCAGAATCAAACTTGCTACTGTCATTTCTATAAAATTGGGCTACTGTGTTATATGGGTCAAGGTATTCATCCATTTTCATACTACAGTATTCTTGCATTTCTATAAGATGTATTGCTCTTTCAAGTGTTGCTTCGATTTTGTGCGCAATATATTCTTTTTTCTTTTCTTCTATTTTTTTTCGATACTTATGTTGGCATTCAACACATAAGTTTCTACCGCCAGACAAATCTCTGAAATGTACGGAAGCTTCCTGCGAAATATATTGCTCGCATTCCCAACACCTAACTAAATTCATATAGTCCCCTCGACTTTCATTTTTAATAGGCCCTGCCTATAATACTATAATAAACTTATTTTATTGTCCAAAACGGGCATAAAACGGGCATAATATTTTAATATCCCAACCTTTCAGCTATCGAAAGGATGATTGTTTTGTTTCTTCTTCTAGCTGTACTCTCGTCCATATTCAACTTACTGGCAATCCATACCCAAGTTGGTTTGCTTCTGTCCCAGTATCTAAACTGAATCAATTGTTTATCCTCGTCATTCAATCTATTAAGCACAGACTCAATTGCATTTATAATATTCTTTAATCTACTTATCTCTTTATCCATTTGCAGTAACATCACACGATCTTCCACTTCATTACTAATATTCCCCGCACTGCCACCACCTTGGTTATCGTCAATGTATTCTCTATGCCAAGCGCCCAGTGTTACATTAACTTCCTTTTCCATCAATTCTTTTTTAGTAGAATGATAAAATCTTAATTCATCTTCAATAAGTTTATATTGTGCTTTACGTAATCGCTTTGACATTTAATCACTCTCCTAATAAAATTCTATCTCACACGTTTTGCCTAGTCTTTGTTCAATTAGTTTTTTCAGTTCTTCCTTGTTGACATGCGCCGTGTAATACTCTTCATTTTGATTTCCAAATATCGTTGTGAAGTTAGTAAACTTTTTTAGAAATTCCTTAGCATCTTTTTCGTATTTATCATTTTCAAACATTTTTAACCTTTCATATTTATCTAAACTGATATTTACATATTCCTCCATTGTCAACCAGCCCCATTTTTTATATTTTAGCAATACTTGTAAAGGCGAAGAGTCACTTGTCATTTACGACTCCCATTAATATCCTCAACCATGACAAGAGAAATGATTAATAGTAAAATAAATTCTGCTTCTGCAAGACTAAGAAAGCCGAAAGCGCGCAATAATACGGTAATGAAAATCATAGAAAAATAAAACGAACTTAATGTTTTAAACATTCAATCACTCTCCTCTCATTCAACTTAGCTAGTCTTCTGCGACTATTTGACTTACATACTTTTTAACTGTTATATAAGAACTCACAAGTAAAGCCCCTACGACTACCGTTTCTATAGACCAAATAGTCAATGTACTAATTTTAATAAATAACGTAAATGAATTACTCCAAATCAGATGTGCCCAAACACCCATAATTGGTATCACTATACTAAAAAGCCACAATAGTAAATACACCAGCATTGCCTCGATTATATTCTTTGCCTTTCTTCTTAATCTATCTTTTTCAAACCGATTCATTTACAATCACTCTCCATCCATTCAATCAAATCATTCAAATAGAATTGCGCTTTCTTTAAATCCTCAATGCCATTCTTGTGCTCGTATCTTGAAACATATTTAAGTATGTTTCCTACAGCATATGACGGATAATCCTTTACTTTTGCTTTAATGTAGTCAAGTGTTTCAATACCGCCTGCTGTGTAATGTGATGGGTTGTTTACGTTGTCAGTATTTTGTTTTTTCATAGATACTCCATTGGATGCAAATGCTTTCATGGCATTTGCAGCGCCATCGAACCACTTTGCAACTTCGTCTTGTTTCACTTTGTATTTTTCGATTGGTATGTTGGGGTGTAAATATTTAGCATAAGAAAGACTCCCACAACTTACTCCTTCTTCCTCTATATGCACAACAGTATTTTGCTTATTCCGTTCCCAAAGCTGCGAGTTATATGACGTAATAGCCTCACCAAAAAACCACGTCCATCCCTCGTTTTTCAAGTTTTCCAGTAACGCATCGTAATCTTCTTGTGTTTCTGTGTGATATATTTTCATTCGTTTTTCCTCCTTGTTTAATGGAATTGTCGCATCAAGACTCATAGCTTCAATGTACATCCTTGATTAAATTTCCATCTGTTTATAAATTTTTGAATATGACTGAACATTGTTATCTCTCCACGATTTTCAAAATCACTCGGTTACAAAAAAAACGGCGAAAAAGTTTTTATTTTCGTATACAGTTCTTAAATATAAATTAAATATAATACTTTTTATTAAGAAAAAAATGTAACTTGTAACTTTTACGTGTCTTGCTACTGGTACTATGCGATTTTGGGAGGTTACATTTTTTGCTTCGGGTTACATTTTTCTGTAACCAATTGTCAGAATATTACTCGTATTCCGCACAATTAACACTTCTGATAAACCCTTGCAGTCTTCCCATTTATTTTGACTGCCTTGGTCTCTAAATTCATCACATCTTTAATCGTCGCTCTTCATTTTTTTACCCCTCCTCTACTTTTTTATAAATATCAAAAGGTTCTATTTCTTTTTCCAGCGCATTATGCTTCACATAGATAACGGCATACTCTTTTAACGCCTCAATAATATCAAAATCTATTTCGTCCTTTAGTTGTTCTAAAAGCCAATCTGGAAAATCAACATTCATATACTCCCTAACATCGCATTTACTGTTTGTAATATCTCTTAGCTTCATTTTACCCCTCCTCCACAATTCGCACGGCTTCTGCAGCACTTCTTGCTACTCCACAGATAGCTGGCGTTATTTCCATCGCTTGTTGAAAGTTTTTCTGTTCTTGTCGTAACTTCCCTATCTCATTTTTCACTTCAATAAAAAACATTTTTCCATCTGTTCCGCGAAATCCGAATAAATCTGGAAAACCTTTCGGTAATCCTGTATCAAATATTCGTCCGTTTGGCATTCTAACTTTGCCCACATTGGCTCTGAAAACATAATGCCCATGGCGGGAAAGTTCTAAACGTATAGAATTCTGTATATCCATTTCTGCTGTCATTTAATCACTCCTTTGGTCAAATTGGTGAAAAAAGGGCAAGTTAGGGCAGGTTGATGGCAAGTTGGTTCAAACCTGCCCTGTTCGAAACCCATTGCTATTACTTACTTTATTGATACTTTTTTTATTAACAGGGCAGGTTAGTAGTAAAATAAGAAAAGTATTACTAGTGAAAATTTATAGAGAAGTTTTTGAAAAAAGATCCAAACCTGCCCTTAAAAAGAATAAAAATCATGTAACCTGTTCTGGCGCAATGTATTTGATGCAGGGCAAGTTGGTTCAAACCTGCCCTGTTTTAAAAATTCATATTGATTTTAAAATATTCTTTATTGAGAGCAACACCAATATACTTTCTTCTTGAATTTGTTTTTTTCTTTTCAAACTTCAATCCCAACTCTTTTCCAAATTTTGTATTACTCATTAGGTATTGTCCGTTATCCTTTGCCCATTCTCGATATGTTTCATATAAAACTTTTACGTCTACTTCTTGCTTCTCTCCAACATCACAACAATCCTCGATAAATGCGGTAATAACATCCATTTCTGATTTATATTCAGAGCTAGCATTTTCAACTTCTTTCGGCATTCCCAAGCCTTCCCTTTGCCATTTAAGGAAGCCTTCTACAGCCCAGTTCAATATCCCAGTCAATTCACTGCGAAGTTTATATTTTAGCTGTTTATCTACTTTTTCGTCAGGTATTTTTACTGTGAAAGGTACTAAATGTAATCGCCGCCAAATTCCATCGTCTCTCCCTCGAATAATTGGTTTATGGTTGGTTGCCATCCAGATTTTGAATTCGGGTGTAAACTCGAATTCGTCCTTATACAAGTGTCGTGCAGTGACCTTGTCGCCACCTGTGAGCTGTTTAACTAGTCCTTCGTCTAAACGCACACCCTCGTTTGGTTCAGTGGTTGTAACAAACCTGGCTCCATGTAATCGGGCAATATCACTATTTGCATTACTGGATTGCTGTTTGACCATGATTGTTTGCGGCTGTATATTTGTTGCGTAAGAACCGAAAATGTCATTGATAATGTCGAGAAAAACAGACTTCCCATTACGTCCATTTCCGAAAAGGATAAACATTACTTGCTCCGATGTAGATCCAGAGAGAGAATAACCGACTGCTTTTTGAATATAATTGATTAACTCTTTATCACCAGCAAAAATATCCTTTAAAAACGCTTGCCAAAGTGGCGCATCAATTTTATCTGTATATTCGATGTTGCTAATTTTTGTAAACATTTTTTGCCTGTCATGATTGATAAGTTCTCCATTTTGCAAATTGATATATCCGTTTTGTGTGTTCAAAAAATATTTGTAGCGATCGAATTCATCAGGCAAAACTGGCATTAAATGTTGTGCTTCTTTTAACATATTCGTTTTACCTTTGTTGCTTCTTGTTGCTTTTAAATGTTTCATAAATGCTTTTTCTGCATCTGATTCATTTTCCATGTAAGCAAACTCACTTTTCATATCTTTAATTACTTCATCAGCAAGTGTTTTTACAGCGCCTATGTTGTCATATTTCCAAACTTTCGAATCGTAGAAATAGAATCCTTTGTTAATGTATGAAAAACGAACAATGTCATGAAATTTATCACGGAAACGTTCTGCATTTCCAGTATCATCTAAACCATATACTTTTCGAGCAGTTCGATTCTGATTTTTCACAGTGATCGAGTAACCTTCTAAATCACTTCCTGGTTGATAAACCTCTGACGTATTGGCAATCGCTTTATTAATAACCATTTCTCCATATAATTGCGCTCCACGTTTTTGGTCCCATTTTGTTCGATACAAACCACTTGAACGGAAAATTTCGTCCATTTTTTCTGCATTACATCCTGTCCAAAATGCCAGCATATTTGCAAAAGCTAAGTCTGCTTCGGATTGTGAGGGATATAGTCCATCCCATAATCCATCGTAAAGCGTTTTAAATTGTGCGCCTTGTTTACTTCGTTCAGCACGTTGAATAATATCACTTACAGGCAAATCAACTGTAGATTGTAAATTATTTATTTGTCTTACTTCATTAGTCCCAATGTATTTCGTATGCAAATATTGTATTGCAGACGTCGCTTCATTGACTTGTCTGTAGTTATCAATTACTTGACCTGTCATAACGAAAAATCGACCGTCCGGGTACATTTCGATGTTTCCTTTACGCCGACCACCTTCCGGAAAACTGCCTTTTGCAATAATATGAATTCCTGTCCCACTCACACTGTATTCTGTGTAACTAGACAATGTTTGAATAAATTCACCAGCAATATTTTCTGTATTACCATAAAGGTAATCTTCAATTTCATCCTTTATATCATCAATATCCACACCGAAATATGGTTTCTTAAAGTAAAAACCTAACCCATCAAATTGATATTTTTCGAGGGAATCAAGGGCAGTTTCAAAATCTGCCCATGTCCGCTCGTCTACACTATTACCGTATGAACCGTTGTTTGCGTTCATCGGTATCTTTTTATTTTTGCCGCGCTCTTCATCCCAAACCAGTTGAAAAGCGCACCATTGTTTTAATTTTTTTAATTCGTCTGGAATTTGTTCGTACACGTTTGTGCGCTCCTCTCATTGTTTAGAACGGTAAATCGTTTTCACTTATTTCCACTGGTGTTGGTTCGTTTTCTTTCTTTTTAAACACATGTTGTAGAGGTCCAGTAATTTTGCTTTCAGCCCATGCCTTTACATTTAGATTTTTATAAACTTGTCCATTATATTCAGATTCTTCATTTTTTACCGTAACCTGGCAGGTTTTAGTCAACAAGTCTTGTAGCAGTTCGTTTACTGTGTTATAGTCTTTTCCATTTGGGAGTTGGATAGCTTTCGCAATTGTATTTAATGCCGTTTGACTATATTCATTTGTTGCTTTTGCTTTCCACACTCTGTGAAAGATATGTGCATTTTGAAATTTTTGATTTACATCGTTGCGAATAATTAAATCAATATTAATGAACTCCGCACCATTTTTAGTTGCGTCTTCATTTGCATTATATAAAACAACCTCATACGTACCATTTTCTACTCCATTTGTGAAAACATCATTATGATCTACTTTAAACATTTTTAAATTCCTTCTTTCGTTTTTTTATTTGATAAATCCTCGTGCTTTTCCTTGATGGAATGCCCATCCATTTTTATAATTGTGTTCTTTTGCATATTCATATAATTCTTTCATATTCTTACATTCGCCTGGACTGCTATAATTTACTTTAAAAACGGCTTCGGTTATTTCTTGTAGCTCTGCTCCCTCATCGATTTGTGTTGGTTTTACTTCCACTTTGAATTCATGTCCACAATGCTCGCATTTTTTTGCTGTCTGGCTAACTGTCATAAAACAATCTTTGCATATTTTAACGGGTGCCTCTGCTTTTGTTGCATTACTTCCTTTGCGAGGTGCTAATGACCATGTGCGTTCCATATCCGGTAGTCCGAACCGACTTACATTGCCTACATGATCAATGATGATGGACGTTTTTTCTGGACGGTAACGCATGCCACGCATAGATTGCTGAATGTAGAGAGACAAAGACTGTGTCGGGCGTAACATAATCACAGTAGAACAGTCTGGAACATCGAATCCTTCACCAATTAAATCTAAGTTGCAAAGCACTTTAATCTCGCCATTTCGAAACTGTTGGATAATGTGATCGCGTTCCGCCTTTGGTGTTTTGCCATCAATATGTGCTGCAGTGATACCCACTTGTTCAAAACTAGCTGCCATTTTTTGGCTTTGATAGAGAGAAGAAGCGTAAAGAATAGCTTGCTGTCCGTCGGCTAATTTTTGATAATGCTTGATGACATCTCCCCATACTTTTCGTTGATTGAACTGATCGTCTAATTGTGTGATGTCATACTCCCCGGTTCGTTTGATGTCTAAGTTACTTGTTTGAATAACTTCCGGTGCAAAATACTTATAAGGTGATAAGAAGCTATTTTCAATCAACCATTTGGCATTGACTTTCTCAATCAACGTATCGTTGATATCGCCTAATCCCCCGCCATTAATTCGGACAGGTGTTGCCGTAAATCCGATAACTCGTGCCTCATGAAAGTATTCAATGATTTTTTTGTAGCTGTTCGCTAAGATGTGATGGCTTTCATCAATGACTATTAATTCTGGTTGAGGTGTGTGATCTAACCGTCTAACAATGGTCTGAACCATTCCTAAAGTGACGTGTTTCATATCAACCCCACTCACTTCGAGTGTATTTTGAATCTGATCAATCAATTCTTTCCTGTGTACCAGGAATAAAACATGATTTTTATTTTCTGTGGTTCGCCTAATAATCTCTGCTAAAATAACCGATTTGCCTGAACCTAACCACAGGGCGAAACAACTAACGGACGTTTACACCCTCTAATAAAAGCCTCCCTTACTTCGTTGATTGTATCGATTTGATATTCTCTAAGCTTTAGCATCAATATCACCGATTTTGAATAGATCTTCTTGTAAGGCAAATTCTCTATTATCTAACTGGTTTTTTGCAAAATTACCATTATTCTCTGTGAGTAGAAAGCCTCGTTGTCCAGTTTCAGGATTTCGTATTAATCTCGCAACTACTGGAACAATTCCCATCACATGATTAACTACTTTTTCTCTAATATCCGGTAAAAACTGATTATAAAGTTGACCACTTTCTAATTGAATTTGTCGTGTATTTTCCCATGCGGTATAAACAATATTTGTGTTTGCTAAGTTATTAAATACGGAAATCATATCAATTAAATGTGTATCAAATATCCCATAATGTTGTAGCTCCGGTTGCCCTGATTTAGTATTTCTTCCATTGAACATTAACCACAGTTTTTGATAATGACTCAAATTATCAATTACTACATTGTCGTATTCATCCGCGTGTGTTTTTGCATATCCATAAAAATCTGCCATGTCTTGCACGGGATTACGAGGATTCAATGTTGCAATTGTGATATCAGGCAACCCACTTAAAACTTTTGACGTGCCATCGCAATCTAACATTAATGTTTTACCTTTTAAGTATTTAATTGTAGTTGTTTTACCTGCGCCTGGTTTGGCATAAATCATAATATTAAAATACTCTGACCTCTTCATTTCTTCCGATTGAATAAATTCCAACCAAATCCCTCCTTATCTTATTTGCAATCTTTCTGTTTGAATAATTTTCGCACCTGGTACCTCAATGCCTTTTTTCAAATCATCGCCTAATTTTGTTTTATCTAATTTTTTAGGTTGTTCGATTAGATAGTTCAGTAGTTTGCTTTCGTCTTCTACAATGACACTTGGCGGATTTTTCCGAATATCCAATGTGAATAAGTTTGTTTTAATTTTTTGCTTTTTAGCAGTTATCATTGCATCAAATAATGACTGTTTCAGTCGCTTCACATTATTATTAATAGTATTTTTCCGTTCAGCTAAACGCTTCGTTTCTGTTTCTAAAACAAGTGATTGACCTTCCAGTTCTTTAATGACAAATGCTACATTCTCTGCTTTCGTTTCTAATTCATCATCAATGCTTTCAAGTGTATCTTTTAATAGTTCCGGATCAAGCTGCTCCGCTAGATTTAACAACTGTTGATATTTCCCTTGAATTGAATATAATGTTGACATGTTAATCATCCCCTTTCAAAAATGCTGTTGCGGTTATTTTATCTTTTGATGCAGAATACCACTTCACATTGTTTCTTTCATCAAATTGTGGCTTATTTACATTAGATACAAACAACTTAGCTTTATCTATATCAACATCATATATATATAAATTTACAGAATCTGATTGGTCATATAGCTCATTTACTAATTGACTATTCCTATTTTCTTTCACTTTCTTGACTTGAGTTGCTGGTATGTTAAAGGATGAAAATCCGTCTTCACCTTCAACAGTAAGCAAACCATTGTTATTAATCAGAACATGAAACTGCTCTCCGTCGACACATAATTCAGCTACACCACTTCTATCCTGCACCTCTATCTTATCGCCAGCAAAAATACTCATTTAATCGCCTCCAATTCGTTTTTATAGTCCCACATATCTTGCGATAATTTATCCAAACCAATCGCGAATCTTTCTAGGTCTTTTGGTGTTTTAATGATTGATTTACTCAATTCTTTACTTTTTCTGTGAAGTAAACTGTTTGCTTCGTTGATAATGATTTGTTTTGTCAATTGCTCAGCTCCTTTATATACAGCCTAACCCCTGTTCCAAAATTAATTTGTTCTACCATTTCCTCTATTGAAGTTGAATATTTAATAATATTTTTCGCTTTATTTTTATCTCTATTGATGCGATTCACAGAGTCCACATTGCCTAATCGCTTTAGAATAGATGTTTTAAGTTCATCAAAAGTAATGTCTTCTTTGTTGTAATCATTGAACACTTTTTTTACACCATTTGATTTTGCATATAGTATAATGTGATAGTTTGTCATTTTAATCGTCCTACAAGTACTACACGATTCATCATTATTTGCTTTCCCCCTCAATATCTTTAATTTCTGGTCGTCCTCCGTATTTTTCAAGCATGTAACTTTTCGCTTTTTCAACTTCTTTTCTAAATTTATCTAATCCATTTGCTTTAATTTTTTTCTGGATTAAAGGAATTACGCTATCTTTATAATATTCGATTGCTTTATCTCGAGTGTTTAAATCTAGAAAGTCTATGAGATCGATTGGAATATTAAACAATGAAGCTCCACTGGACATTTCATTAACGTGCAAGAATACTTGGGTTAATGTCCCTTCCGGATAAATTGCAAAGTCTATACCATCTATCGTCACTTGCATTCCCGCCTTCACAACCAAGCCACTTTTCGTCGCAATCTGAAACACTTTATCTTTTTCGGATATTTTTATTGTGTTAGTCATTCGTCATCCTCCTTCTTCAACGTCTCCGCCGATGTTGTACCATGCTTTACACGCTGCACATTGGACATATACTGGTCGATTAATCTTTATACACTCGAGCACTTTTCGCGCGCTAATACTTATATTTAGTTCTCCGCACTCTGGACAAAAAGAAGTTGCATCATCGTCATTATCTGTAAAATAGAATCCAGCTCTTTTCATTCCACCACCGCTTTCAAACTTTTAATTATTTTTAGTATCAACACTAGTACTACTCGTTTTAAACGCCTTTGCAGAAAGGAATAGGTTTCGTGTTGTCGGTACTTCATTCCTCCGCCACCTCTTCAATAAAAGATGGAATTTCTTCGGAGACAACAATTTTCCTATCATCTTCCAACTTGATAATATAGTTTCCTGCGCTTTCTGTGATTGGATTGGGCAGTATATATTCAATGCTGATTACATTCACATTCGACTCACCGTTGTACCATTCATAACCATGTTGCCCACCTTCTGGAGGTCTACCTATTGAAAATCTCGTATTATCGTAAGGCAATCCACTGCACCAACTTAGGATGTTTCTCGGTTTAAATGTCGTCATTCCATCACCTCTTCTAATATTTCTTCTGGGGTATCACAACCATTAATTAGCGTCTCTCTACCGAACCTATCATCAAAAGTACAGAAGATTTTTCCAAAGACATCATCAACTTTATACAAACGCTCTAAATCCAATCGCTCTCATGCTTCACCCTCCGAATCTTCAACAGGAACAGCAAACAGCCAATATATTTCACCTTTTTGCATGCCTTTAATTTCCGCTTCTGTTAATTTGGTTGTCCATTTCTTATTTTTGTTGATAATTGATCCAGTAAAAGTTGTTTCATCAGATTGTTTATTTAACAAAACATACATATTAATCACTTCTAATTCGGCTGCGTCATCGTTCCATGTTGAAAGCGGCAATCTCACATAATAAAGCGGTTCTTTCTCGACTTCGTAACCACCTAGCCAAGCTCGCACTAAAAGCTCTTGGTTACTATCTTCTGAACTCAACCAGTCATTCATTTCAGCAGACATATCAGAATCTTCGTAGTCTAACAAACAAGATAAATCGTATTCTCTTTGTTTGCAGTGATTTATCCAATCCGCGGCAAACCGAGGAACGGCTATCAATTCCGGCTCTTTTACCTTAACGACATCCTCTAATTTCCGGAAAAACCAACTTAAATCTGAAACTTTCAGGTCTACCAAACCAACATCGTTGTTAACACGTTTTATTGTGCCAATGATAAGTTCATTATTTGCTATAAATTGCACTTTATCGCCTTCTTTAAATCTCATGCTTTTTCCTCCTTAAATAATTTCGCTATTTTCCAAATTACATTCTCTGTAACGCTATTTCCTGATTGTTTATATAATTGACTATTGCTATTTACTTCTGCTGCTCGATCAAATGCCCAATCCGGAAATCCTTGAAGGCGCCAGCACTCACGAGGTGTTAGTTTTCGAATTCTGAAATTACCTTCCTGTAATAAATTATTTTCTTGCCAACTACTTGATGATAACGTAGGCGCTATGTCGTGTTTTCCTCCCTTGTTATAGCCACGCGCTTTTTGAATAATGGCTACTTTTTGACCTTCGCCTTTATTTGTTGTTAATGTTGGCGCTAGCCCTTCACTTGAATAAACTTCACCATTCATCCCTCTTTTACTAGGATTCACATTTCCGACTATTGCTATTTTTGGCTCTTGTCCACCGCCTTGCATCGTCGTCAAAGTTGGAGCCAAACCTTTTTCGCTATAAATACGGTTACTTTGCTCTCGTCTGGATCCTTCCAGTTCACCAAACACAATAATTCCGTGCTGATCTTGAGCGGTTAAAGTGAACGCAGGCTCACCTGGTGTTTTAAACCTTCGTCCATTTTGCCTTTTTATAATTCTATCTGGTGTTAAAACTGGCATTACTTGCTCGCTTTTCCTTGTCGTTTCAATATATGTGCCTTCTCGTTGACTGTATGGGTATCGGGCAGTAAGCGTGTTTGCAATGACTCTGCTTTCATCAGCCGTTCTAGATGCTTCTGCGAGAGGAAATATTTCTCGTCCACCTGCTCCTCTAAGATGTCCGATAATGAACACGCGTTCTCTGTTTTGTGGGACTCCGAAATCTTTGCTGTTAAGAATCTGCCATTCCGCATCGTACCCCAGTTCATGAAGCGCGGTAAGGATTGTAGCGAACGTTTCTCCTTTGTTGTGCGATAGTAACCCTTTAACGTTTTCAAGGAATAAATAGCGTGGTTGGATTTGTTTAGCTGCTCTAGCAATTTCAAAGAACAAAGTTCCTCGAGTTTCTTCGAAGCCCAGTCGCTTTCCTGCGATTGAGAATGATTGACAAGGAAATCCTCCGCAAATAATGTCAACTGTTCCGCGCAACGTTCTCCACTCATCATCTGTAACTTTTGTGATGTCTTCACGTGTCCACTCTCCTTCCGTATCGTGAATTGCCTGGTAACTCATTCGTGCGAATTTATCAATTTCAACATAGCCCACGCACTCATGTCCGGCGCGTTCCATCCCTAATCGAAATCCACCAATTCCAGCGAATAGATCTAAAAAGTTCACGTCTGCACCTCGTTTCTCTCCGCTAACTTCGCTTTACCTTTTTTAAATTTCATTGTTTTCCTCCTCCAAATCCTCTTCAAAATCCGCTTCCGTCAAAATATAATTAATCGCGCGATAGTATCTACGTTTTAAAAAGTCATTGCTAGCGTGAGTCTGCTCAATAGAATCTTTCAATTCTTCTAAAGTTCCTTGAAAACATCCAGTCGTCCAGATTTCCAGCTCTTTGATATACGTGATTTGATTGTTTTTTCTCGTAGTATTAATTTGTACAGCTATTACAGTTAGACTGACAACATCCCGCCAATTAATCCAATTTAAATCTGCATAACTTAAATTTGCACCACTTAAATCTGCACCACTTAAATCTGCACCACTTAAATTTGCACCTCTTAAATTTGCACAACTTAAATCTGCATAACTTAAATTTGCAACTCTTAAATTTGCACAACTTAAATCTGCATAACTTAAATTTGCACCTCTTAAATTTGCACAACTTAAATCTGCATAACTTAAATTTGCACGTTCTCCATATCCATCACATAACCATTTCTCATGCTTTTCTATAACGACATCTAGTTCTGCTTGATTCATTCCGCTTCCTCCTAATCCAGTCTAATAACTCTTATCCCCTTCTCAGTCGTCCTTTTTCGATAAGTCGGCACATGAACCGCAAAATGGTTCTAAGTAACTTTTATGCATAGGCATATTTTTAATTATTAAATCTGCCATGCTCCATTGGTCCGTATACTTTAAAGCCAATAATCAAACTCGACCCTTATTCGTCAGTTAGAGGTTACTTGTATTTCAAATTCTATGATAAAGGGCAAGTTCGTGTAGGCGAAAATAAACTTCAAGTAATCACATCACGTAAAACTTTTAACTTCGATATAGTGGTACATGAAGCTCTCTACCGCCATTAAGTTTACCTACAAGATAGATTTGGTCAGGGTGAGCGCCGGCGTTAACATAAAAAAGTTTGTCCATATAATCAATTAAATGTTCTTCATAATCGAACTCGTCGGCAATTATGCTATTTGTTTTTATTAAAAGCTTTTTTATTGATTTTATTTCTTCCATAAGTTCCATATGATTCTGCTTTTTTTGCATTGACTTAAACACCTCCTATTTTTTTCTTAAAATTTACTAACAAATTGCCTGGAAAAATCTGTATTACCGATTATTCGAGAAATAATAGAAAAGTCATAACAGTACATATTAAAAGAGAATAAATCAAATAGGTAAGTGACAACTGCCTGTTAATAATATAAAAATATATATTTCCAAAGATTGCTGCTAATATTATTAATAAAAGCATGACTTTATTTATCATTTTGTAGGTCTCCATTTCACTTAAATTATTTCTTTCAATGTCGAAACCCATCGTCCCAGCAATCATCAACAATTAGCGGATTTTCTACGTTCATTGTCTATCACTCCTTAGAAGAATCAATGCAATAATCGTTATTAATTCAGCCATTTAATATCAGACTTCCTATACAGACCACAAATGCAATTAAAACAGTCAAAGCTAAACAAATCAATGCATATCTATCTGTTCTTTCAATATATTCATTTCCGTCCTCATCAATACTTACTAGTCCGAAAAATCGTAATAACTTCATTTAAAAACCTCATTTCAAGAATATTTTAATCCACTCCGCTACAATATATGTGACTGATAATAATGCTCCGATTTGGAAACAAAACAGAAATACTAGTAGCTTACTTTCATGTTCATTTAAAATTTTTTTCATTCTCTTATCTCCACATCTGTGCTATAATTAATACAAATATTATTTCGTAACTCACAGTTTTAGTAAGCTCTAACTTACTATTTATAGCTGTGGGTTTTTCTTTTACCAATGCCGCTCAATCGAATTCGCGAATCTATGCTTGTACTTAGGTCTTTTCTTATATTTAATTTGATGATCTAAATGCCTTGATTGAAGTTCAACTAGCAAATATTTTCCAACCGATTTTGGAACGTAATTTGGGTCATATTTTCGTATTTCGGCAAGTAATACTTCGGCTTCATCAATCATTTTCAGACCTCCTTATATACAAATTTTTTAATCAGCCAATCATTCGCTTTTACTGCATCAAATGCCCACGCTTCACGTTGATTCTTTGTAGCCCAATTGCTAAATTCTGCAAGCTCTGGAAAGTCTTTAATGTTATCTAACCACCACCCATAACTTCGTGGACTAGCTTGCGCAAAATCTTCTAACGTCCAAACTCCGTACAGGAAATTCACATGCCTGTTTTTATTTTTCACAGGACGACCCATTTTCTTATTCTCCTTTCTATTTTAATCAACATCTATTTCTAAAATTTCCGCAATTTCTTTTCTAACTTTCGATGCGTCTCTTTTGCCGTTTATGATGTCTGATAAATAAGGATTGCTAATACCTAACATTTTTGCTAAATCAGATTGTTTCATATTTATTGCTTTTAACTTTGCGTATACCGCAACAGCGAAACGCTGATGTTCTACTGACATGTTTTTGCTCCTTTCTTGTTTTGGTTTTCACGTGATATAATTATTTTTGATTGGAGGTGATTGCAGATGACTTTTTATGATTTTTTAATAACTTATTACCTTAGCGAAAATAGTCCTTTAGGCGATCTAGCTCATGATGTTCAACTAGATGGTAATTTCCCAACAGAAAGCAAAAGCGAAGATGAAATCAGGGATTATTTTTCTAATATTGGTACTCCTGGCTTCCAAGAGGCTTTAGATGAGGCGTTAAATTATTTTAGAAGACTATGACAATTCTTTTAACTTTGCTTAGGTCAATTTCCGGTGCTCCATACTTAGCTTTAATTTCATAATTTTTGTAAAGACCGACTTCAATTTGTTGAATGTTGGTTTTTTTTCTTTTTAAATATCTTTTGTTCACCTCCCCATCACTCCTTTCTATCTTATTAGCTAATTATTTAGCGTAATGTTGACAAAAAGAACTCTATAGAGTACTATATAAACATAGCTAAACAAGCCTTATCAAAAGCCATTAATCGTTGGGGAACGAATTTTATATGGGGTTATTTGTTATCTTGTTTAGCTAAATAATTAGCTTATGAACATAGTATAGTACTCTTTAGAATAATAGTCAAGCGTTTTTTTATTCTTTTTCGTACTTTCATATGTTTCTTTGGAGGGAATATTGACATGACTACGTTTGAAATGGTAAAAGTGTTAGCAGAAAAACAAAAAATATCTCTCAAAGAACTGGCATTAAAATTGAACATGGGAGAAAATGCTATTTACTCATGGAAAGTAAAAACACCTGGCGCTGACAAATTAAAAGCAGTAGCAGACTACTTCAACGTCTCTACCGATTATCTTTTAGGGCGTACTGACAATCCGCAAATTGACTCCGACATCCCGCCGGAAGCAGTAACTTTGGCGGCGCATATTGATCCATCCGCAACAGAAGAAGATATGAAAAAAATTCTTGAGTATATTGATTTCATTCAACAAAAATATAAATAAGAAATGAGATGAACGTATGTGGCTAGATAAATACAGAGAGCAATATCCAGAGCTAACTATCATTGAAGACAAAAATATGCAGGAAGTTCACAAAGGATTATATTATAATAGTAGAATATTCGTAAATCCTCGACAAAGTGATATTGAAATGCGTTGCACTTTAGCGGAGGAAATTGGACATCATAAATTGAGTGTTGGTAATATTGTTAATCAAAATACAGTTAATGATAGAAAACAGGAAAATCTTGCTAGAAATTGGGGCTATGAGTCACTAGTACCTTTGCGAAAAATAATTGATTCTTATTATGAAGGTTGCACAGAATACTATGAAGTTGCAGATTTTTTAGAAGTCACAGAAGAGTTTTTAAAACATTCTATAGAATATTATAAAAGTAAATATGGTAACACTGTTGAGTGTAACGGATATGTTATCATTTTTAGAAGTAGTATACAGATTATTGCTTGTTAGGTATTTACACAAATGTGTTTATATAAAAATTTAATAAAGGGAGAATTGGGATGAAAAAATTATTATTGTTAGCAGGTTTATTAATTGTTTTTAGTTTTGGCCTAACAGCATGTGGAAATTCATCTGATAGTGCAAAGGAAGAAAGCAAAGAAGAAAGTACCTCTACCACAAATGAGTCTGAAGATTTGACTGAAGATGAAACAACAATGGAGGAAGAAACTGATAGTGGTATTATTGATAGTGAAGACTATGCAACATCTTGGAGTGAAGATTGGAAAGGTTTGCAAACAAAAATAAGTTCAGTATCTGTTTTTAAAGTAGATCCTGCTAAACTTGAAGAAGATGGTGAGGAAGGCGAAGGGCTAGTTATTGTTAATTATGAAATTAACAATACTAGTAAGATTGATTTCAATACTTATCCTGAACAAGGAGTATTAGTTACAAATGGCGAACAAATAGAAGCTTCAATGTTTGAAAGTGACGATGTTGGTGGAGAAATAATGCAAGGTGTAAGTAAAGATGGTGCAGTAGTATATGTTTTACCAACACTAAATGATGTATCTGATATAAAAGATATACGACTAACTTGGTCTGCTAGTTATGAAACAGATAATTACGAAGAAGATTCATTTAAAGATTATGATGCAAGAATAACACTTAAATAACAAAAAAACGCCCTCCCCGCAAGAGATAAGCGTTTTCAAATACACACATAGGAGTATGCAAATATATTTTAACATAGTTTGCTGTACCCTTCAAAAGAACATACGTTCCAAATCAAAGAGGTGGTGCTATTAATGAAAATTAAAAAGTTAAAAAATGGAAAATATGCCGTTCGTTTGCGCATCAAAGTCGACGGTGAATGGAAAGAAAAGCGTTTGACAGATACAAGTGAAACAAACTTAATGTATAAAGCGTCTAAATTATTAAAACAAGCTGAACATGATAGTAGTTCTTTAAAAGAGTGGAAATTCAAAGAGTTTTACGAATTATTCATGAAAACTTTTAAAGATGGAAAAAGCAGTCAATCTACAATTAATTTATATGATCTTGCTTATAATCAGTTCGTTGATTATTTCGATGAAAAAAATAAACTTAATTCGATTGATGCTGTGCAGTATCAACAATTTATTAATCATTTATCTGTAGACTATGCAATATCCACTGTAGACACCCGGCACCGCAAAATTAGAGCGATTTTTAATAAAGCTGTCCATTTAGGCTACATGAAGAAAAACCCAGCCATAGGCGCTCATATAAGCGGACATGATGTGGCAAAAACAAAAGCACAATTTATAGAAACGGACAAAGTTCATTTATTATTAGAAGAACTTGCAAAATTTCATTCTATATCACGAGCAGTTATCTTTTTAGCAGTACAGACAGGTATGAGGTTCGAAGAAATTATTGCACTAACAAAGAAAGATATTAATTTTACTAAACGTTCTATATCAGTGAATAAAGCGTGGGATTACAAGTACACTAATACGTTCATTGATACGAAGACAAAAAAATCACGAGTGATCTATATTGACAACTCTACGGCTCAATATTTACAGTCCTATCTTGCATGGCATACTGATTATATAAAAGAACATGATATACAGAATCCGTTGATGTTATTATTCATCACTTACCACAATAAGCCCATTGACAACGCGTCATGTAATAAAGCTTTGAAGAAGATATGTAATACAATTAATTCTGAACCGGTGACATTACACAAGCTACGACATACGCATACCGGCTTATGTGTAGAAGCTGGTATGGATATAATATATGTCGCGGATAGGCTTGGTCATGATGATATTAATACAACATTAAAATACTATAGTCATCTAAGTTCTAATTTGCGTCAACATAATCAGTCTAAAGTAGATGCTTTTTTCACACTAAAAATAGACGAAAACACCACAAATTTTGCCACAAATGCCACAAAAACGACGGAATAA